GAGCGTCCCGTGAACTACTGCCCGAACTGCGGTCAGCGCGTCCTGTGGGTGGTGATGACCTGATGGCAAACAAGATCATCGCCGTCGATTTCGACGGGACGCTCTGCGAAGCCTGTTGGCCCGCCATCGGAGCGCCCAAGCAAGCGGTCATCCGCTACGTTCTGGAACAGCAGAAACAGGGAGCCAGGCTCATCCTGTGGACAAACCGATGTGGAGAATACCTTGACAACGCCGTTCGGTGGTGCAAGGAACACGGCATTGAGTTCGATGCCGTGAACGAGAATCTCCCGCAGATGATCAAGGCTTTCGGGAACGATTGCCGCAAGGTCTACGCCGACGAATACCTGGATGACCGGGCCATCCCATTGCCCGTTGACATAGATGACGGCAAAGCGCATCCCCGTTTCACACGCTGCCGCCGAGTGCGCTGACGAGCGCCATGCTCCCTGTTTCCCGGTGCTGATACGCCGTTTACATAGATTGATTCAATACACTCACACACCAAGGAGGATTGTCATGGAATACGTTCTCAAAATCGTCGCTCTCGTAATAGTTTCAATCATGCTCGTGTCTTTCGTCGTGGACATCTTCTCGCCCACCTACGGCTTTTTCGCCAAGGTTGACAGTGGCTATGTCGGCATAATCACCCACTTTGGTGAGATCAAGGACGATGTACTGCCCGCTGGCTTCCACGTCACCGGTTATTTCGACCATGTACATCCCATCAATGTTCGCACACAGATCAAGAGCGGCGATGTGGTGGCTTTTTCCTCGGACATACAGCAGGTCACGCTCCACGTTTCCATCAATTACAATGTGACCCCGGAAGCGGCGAACAAACTGTACAAGACCATCTCAGGCGATTACTTTGCCACCCTGATCGCACCTCGTGTCAATGAGAACGTGAAGGTCATCGTGTCCAACTACACCGCCGAATCTCTGATTCGCAGCCGTGAGGTACTGTCAGCCGAGGTATTGAAGCTGATGCAGCACGACCTTGAACCCTACGGCATTACCGCCACCGCCATCTCCATCGAGAACATCGACTTCACCGACGCCTTTGAGAACGCCGTGGAAGCCAAGCAGGTTGCGACTCAGGAGGCACAGAAAGCTCGTACCCAGCAGGAACAGCAAACCATGGAGGCACAGCAGGAGGCGCAGAGAAAGAAGATCGCCGCCGAAGCCGCTGCCGATGTCACGCGCACCGAAGCGGACGCCAAGGCATATGAAACCCGTGTTCATGCTGAGGCCGAAGCGGAGGCCAACCAGAAGATCGCCGCCTCCATCACGGACACTCTCATCGAATATGTTCAGGCTCAGAATTGGGATGGCAAGCTCCCCGGCACTTACGTCGGCTCCGAAGAAGCTATCCCGATCATCAATACCGACAATTCCTTCCCTAACCCATTTCAGTAATCAGGAGGTCAGATCATGAATCAGAGAGATTTCATCAAGACTGCGATTCAGGCCGTGATCGACTACTTCAACGGCAACGCCGACGCCACCGACAAGAATGGCAAGATCAGCAGGGACGATGTGTTCGTGGTCTGGGCTTGCAAGACCTTGCAGAACAACAAGGCCCTGCTGTCCACCACCGTCTCGGACGGCATGTACTACGAGATCACCTACAACGGCGACACCAACGAGATGTACTTCGATGCCTACAAGAAGTGGGAAAATCGGGTCATCAAGAGCGTCCTGTGATGAAGATTTGCGGACTTCAAAAGCTCACCCTGCTGGATTATCCCGGCAGGGTGGCGTGTACGGTGTTCCTCGGCGGGTGTAACTTCCGCTGTCCATGGTGTCATAACGGCGACATTGCCATGGGTCAGCCCCTTGAAAAGCACAGTAAAGCCGATTTCATTGACTTCCTGGGGTGTCGCCGTAAGAAGCTGGACGGCGTGGCAATCACGGGCGGGGAACCCTGTCTCAACGACGATCTCCCAGAGTTTCTCGATGAGATCAAGGCCCTCGGCTACTCTGTGAAGCTGGACACCAACGGAACCCGACCCACGATGCTGAAATTCCTGATCGAAAATCATCTCGTGGATTATGTGGCAATGGACATCAAGAACAAGCCCGCCAAGTATTCAGAAACTACGGGGGTTCTGTACCCTCATTTCATGAATGTCAGGCGAAGCGTGGAACTGCTGAAAAAGGGTTTGGTCTCCTATGAGTTCCGCACCACAGTGATCGACGAGTTCCACCAGCCCGAGGATTTTATCGTCATCGGAGAATGGCTCCAAGGCCCCAGCCCGTATTACCTGCAAGTCTTTGTAGACTCCCCCGAGGTTCCCCACGCTGGCTTCCACGCCCCGAGCGATCAGAAACTCGCTGAGTGCCTCATGACAGTGAAGAAGTACCTCCCCAACGCCTCGGTGCGCGGTGTGGTGCTGAAAGAAGGTGAATAACATGAACGGTGTGATCAGACCCATTTCTAACATCCTCATCGGACTGAGATGTATAACCGGCGAGCAGATTCTATGTTCTGACTGTCCCTACAAACCGGGAAACCGCTTTTGCAAGGGAAATGCCGCAAAAGACGCCATTGACGCCCTGGATTTCATAGCTGAGGTGAACTCCAACTTTACGAGTAGAAAGTACGGAGATGACGTGCCAAAAGCCATCTCGTTGTCATCTGAACCCGTGGAACCCATCATCGGCACCACTCAGGTGTGGGGCGGCGAATACATGAACTACTATCAGTGCGGAGCGTGTAGAAACCCCATCGACCATCACGACAAATTTTGCCGAACATGCGGAAAGGAGTTGAAATGGTCATGACGGAGTTGGAGCATGACGCCAAGGTGTTCTACGAAGAATTTTCCAAGCTTGACAACCTTCTCCCTGAATACTGTGCTTTCTCCCGCTACATTCAGGATATGCTGATCGTCAGCCCGTATGTGATCGACACGGGAAACTTCGAGAATGTGAATAAGGTGGTCATTGATCATCTCGAATGGTTTCGGAAGAAGCACCCGATTCTGTGGAGAATTGCGACCTACATTTTAAGTTTTTGAGGAGGTATAATGTGATAACTGTGAAAGAAAACGAGTTGTACCGGGAGATCGAACTCTTTGAGGACGATGTGAAAATCGGGGAAGCCGAAGTTGATTTGAAAAATCACATGCTTTCCCGGTTGGTAATTTATGAGCTATATCAAAATCGAGGATTTGGCACAGAGGTCGTGAAGATACTCACCGAAAGATATAATCTGAACAATCTATGGGTGAGAGCCGATAACAGCAGAGCAATCCACGTTTACGAAAAATGTGGTTACAAGGTGGGTAAACCGACGATGTATGAGATGGTTGCGAACCCCAAGGAGGAATGAGCATGAAAGTACTTACCAAATATCAGTGTGAGCATTGTGGCACACAGTACGCCACCGAGGAGGCCGCGACGAACTGCGAGCAGAGCCACAAGCTCCCCGTGAGCATCACCGACGCCCGGTACAGCAGTATCGCCAGCGACAAGACCGGCTACCCCTACCTGATCTGCGTGGAGATGACGGACGGCAAAACCCTCGCGTTCAAGCGCAAACTATAGGAGGACGCCCATGGCGGTAGTGATCGACGGCGTGGAAATGCCGCGCATCTGTCAGGAGTGTCCCTGCTTCGATGTCATCACAGCGAGGCAGGAGAACTCCACTCAGGAACTACTGGTTCAGTTCTGCAAGCCGAAGCAAAAGACCATGAGGCCCATTCCAATCCCGGAGAACATCAATCAGGCCCCGCCCTCTGAGTGGATGAAAACACAGCGGCCCTCATGGTGTCCGATGATCGAAGTGAGAATGTGGGTGGCAAAATGAGCAGGTACAAAATATGGATTGTATGGTGGGAGGACGATGGTTTCGAGCCTGAGATCACTGTGTTTACCAACCGAGAACGTGCCTATGAATGTTACAATGCTTGCAAGGACAAGCACTGTGAATATGACATAGACGAGTACACCATCTGCCCGGAGGTCAAAGCCGATGAGCAATCCCATCTATGAAGTATGCACCATGGTGCTGGACATCACCGAGGAGGACTTCGAGGAAATGCGCGAGATCGCCCGAGGCCAGCTCGACTTTTTCAGCCCGCTCCGCAACGCGACCATGGGCTGGCAGCGACAACTCGGGGAACACAATCTGAAAGTGCTGGACGCGCTGAAACACCTGCAAGATGTCATCAAAGAAGGTGCTGACATCGAACCGCCGAGAGGGTGTGTGGAGCAAAATGAGTAGCTCATCCTCAAAGAAAGAGCGAAGCGCATGGTTGAAATCTCATGGTATCTGCGTTCACTGTGGTCAGAGAGATGCTGTCCCCGGTATTACTCTGTGTGAAATATGTCGTGAGAAGAACAGGTCACAGTCAGAGCGATGGAGACAAAAGCACCCGAACTATCACAAAGAGCGGTATGATAAGCTCAAAGCTCTTTTAAGCTGTCCTGAATGTGGAAAACCCAACGACACCGGCTATGTTCTCTGTGTGAGTTGCCGTCAAAAGCGACAACTCTCCTATGAGAATGAGTTGAGAGGGAGAGGCGCTGGAAAACCCGCTCGCGCTGTGAAGATCGTCAAGCCCGCTGGAACCTGCCGCCGCAAGGGATGTTGGGAAAGCGCCCTTCCGTTCGGTTGTTGGTGTGATCAGCACAAGAAAGAAATGAACGAGCGCCGACTCCTGAAACAATATTTGGGTCAGAGTGCATTGGTGAAGGAGGGATTGATGAGTGGCATTGTATGACGCCGGGAAGAAATCATCCACCGGGAGAGATCGCACTGGAACGGAGATTTTCACCCCTCAATGGCTGGTCAACGACATGTTGGACATGCTTCGAGACGCCAATCAGGATGTGTTTCTCCCGGACAAGACTTTCCTCGAACCGTCCTGTGGGGAGGGCGCTTTCGTGATTGAAATTCTCCGCAGGAAGTTCGAGAACTGCAAGACCCGCAAGGATTACACCGTGGCGCTCGGCAGCGTCTACGGCTTTGACATCCAGGCCGACAACATAGCGGCTTGCGTAGAGAATGTCAAAGCCCTCTGCGCCGAATACTTCAAGCCCACGAAAGCTGAGTTGGAGATCATCGACAATCACTACATCATGTGTGACAGTTTGAAGATCATGCGCATGATGGGTGACGAGAATCTGTATCGGGTGTGGTAGCACAGATAATCAGAGTTCATGATTCCATTTAACAGAATTTATATTGACATTCTCGTTCATATTATGCTATCATACCTATGAAGTAAATATGAGATATGAACAGCGTATGTGTACGATGGCAGAGGCCAGAATATACATGCGCTGTTTTTATCGGACGTAAAGGAGGATTTATTCACCATGACCGAAGCGGAACAGGCTCGAATACGGGCCGCGAGAGCCGCCTATCAACGGGACTGGCGCAAGAGGAATCCAGAGAAACACAAGGCGTATGTGAACAACTACTGGATGAAGAAAGCGAAGGAAATGGAGGCGCAGGAGCAATGCCAAGAGCAAAAACCTTCTACCGATGGGCGATAGAGAATAAGCGAAGATTCAAAGACCCCGATGTTCTCAAGCTCATTCAGCACATGAAGCTCGATGACCTGTTTCCGCGCTCTCCGTTCTATGCAATCAATATAAGGTATCTCATACGTCGTGGAGCCTGTGATCAAATCGTGGATGACTTCAAGAAAGCATGGCAGCTCTTTCTGGATGACACGCGCCGGGAACGGAGGCATGAAGAATGAACAACGACAAACCCCTCTATCAGTTTTATCACAGATCAGGCGGCATTACCGACGAGCGAACATCGGAGATCATGTTCAAGGTCATGGAGCTTCGCCCTCATTGTTCGGATGTCTACACATGGGACGATCTCGGCATGGCGAACCTGATGGCTGATATTTACAGCGAGAATCTCTGTTACTGCCCGCAGGAAAAGGCATGGTATGTATGGGATGAGCGATGGGTCAAGCAACCCGATGACGGCGAGTTGTTCGACAGTCTCGAAACCGTTCTCAATCTGCTGCTGATCTATTGCAAAGAACAGACGTGGCTGATTCAGCACGACGAGCAGGGTGATGAGGATGAGATCGCCGTGGTGGAGGAATACTGCAAGTTCGTGAAGTCCCTCCGCAAGCGCACTCCGATGAAGCACATCATTGAAACCTTCACCATGAAGGTGCGCCGCAACCTTGCCGACTTTGACAGTAATCCCTACATCCTGAACACGACCTACCTGGCCTACGACCTGCGCACCGGCAAGCCGATTGAGAATTTGCAGGAACACGCCGTCACCATGCAGACCCGTACTCACCTGCCCGACTTTCTCACCCATCGCTGTGACAGGTGGTATCAGTTCATTGATGAGATCATGTCCCACGACAAGGACAAGGCCGCTTTCCTGCAACGCGCCCTCGGCTACTCCCTCCTGGGTGTGAATAAGGATGAGTGCATGTTCATCGCCTACGGCGCAAAGTCCCGCAACGGCAAGGGCACACTGTTCAGAGCATTGGAGAACGCCCTCGGCAGCGACTATATCAGGTCAACGTCTCCCAAGCTGATCTGCGAGAAGCGCAACGGCGACTCCGTGGACTACAATTCGCCCCAGCCCATGTTGTGTGCCCTGATCGGCGCGAGGATTGTCTCAATGTCTGAGGCTCAACAGTCAGCCCGCCTCGATTCAGCCGCTATGAAAGCCATGACCGGGCGCGACACGCTGACCACCCGTGGTCTGTACGAGGGAGCTTTCAGCTTCATCCCTCAGTTCACGCTGTGGGTCAATACCAACTATCTCCCTGTGGTCAATGACGATACCGTGTTCCTGTCAGATCGCATATGGGTGATTGAGTTCAACGAGAAGTTTGACGGGGAGAACCGCGACAACGATCTGAAAGACCTTTTTGCCGACCCTGAGAATCTGCCAACCATCCTCGGATGGCTCATGGACGGATGCAGAGATTACATGCAGCATGGCCTCAACCCTCCCGACTGTGTGCGCAAGGCCACGGCGAATTACAGAAATCAGAATGACCGCATCGGCAGGTTCATTGATGAGTGCTGTGATCAGGATGATGGCGTCAAGACTGTGCGTGGTGAAATCTATCAGGCTTACAGAATGTGGTGCAACAGCGGCGACAACAGGTTCAAGCCCGTAGGCTCCACGACTTTCTATGCTGAGTTGTCTGTCAGAGGATATGCCCCGATGAAATCCAACGGCGATTGGGTCGTACCAGGGTTGAAACCAAAGAATATCGGTGGAAATCGCATTGCGTTGTAAGTCAGGGAATCCGGGGAAAATATTTACGGAAAAGCGTCCCATGCGCGCGAGGCGACATGGCTTGGGGAATCCGGGGAAAATATTTACGGAAAAGTTCTCCATGCGCGCGAGGACAGGGAATCTGGGGAATATATTTCCCAAAGAGTGTTCCATGGAAAAATAAGAGATATATACCTCCCCCCTATGGAGACTTTTCGTGAAAAAATATTCCCCTTTTTCCCTGAATGACTTTTGAGCGGTTTGGAGAGTGAACCAATGGGTCTGTGCATTTATGACTTTCAATGTTTGTTCGGTCAGGACAATGCCGGGTCAGATTGCAAGCATTGTCCGTATTATGAGAATGATGAGAATGATAAGAATGAGGTGATTGATAATGCCGAGAAGGAAACAGACTGAGAATGAGCTGGAACAGGTTGGGGAGGAGGTTGTGAAGAAAAAGCGTCATGTCGGAAATCCCGCGATGACTGGTGATGCTATCGACATTGACCCGAATGAGAATACCAAGTATATCATGCAGGGTCTACGACTTTTGAACCTGCCGAACATTGATCTCCATGACCCTGTGGCTGTTCAGGATAGAATCAATGAGTATTTCTCCATCATTGCCGAGAACGGGAACAAGCCAACCGTGGCTGGCTTGGGTCTTGCACTCAACGGGATGGACAGGAGAACTCTGTGGGAGATCAGAACGGGCAACTATCGGAGGGACAAGGCACCCTACGATATACCAAAAGAAACGTCTGACGTTATAAAAAAGACTTATAAATTTATGGAGGAACTGTGGGAAAATTATATGCAAAACGGGAAAATTAACCCCGTGAGCGGGATTTTCCTCGGCAAAAACAACTACGGGTATGTGGACAAGCAGGATGTGGTGATCACCCCGAACACCCAGATCGAGAGCGACTTTTCGGCAGAGGACATCCGGAAGCGCTACGCATTGCCCGAAGCGTGATCGACTTTCCCACCGACTTTTCCAGAATCAAGATCGACTTTTTCATCGACTTTGCCGCTCAAAATCGACTTTTCACAGCGACTTTGTGAATCAAGTTCGACTTTGGGCGGCGACTTTTTCAAAACGACTTTCGACTTTTTCGACTTTTTCGACTTTCCTGAGCGACTTTTGCGACTTTGATCAGCGACTTTATCGACTTTGGTCATCGACTTTTTCTCGGAAAATCCCGGGAAATCCGAGCAAAAATCCGGGAGAAATTTCGCAGAATTTTTCAGGAAATTTTGAGATTTTCTTGGGAAATTTCTCGGGGAAATGTTGATCAGCTGGGCCGCCTCAGCGCCTCAGCCCCTCGCCCCGATCAGCTGGGCCGCCTGAGCCGTCTCAGGGGCCGCCTGGGCCGCCTCAGCGCCTCAGCCCCTCGCCCCGATCAGCTGGGCCGCCTGAGCCGTCTCAGGGGCCGCCTGGGCCGCCTCAGCGCCTCGCCCCGATCAGCTGGGCCGCCTGAGCCGCCTCAGGGGCCGCCTGGGCCGCCTCAGCGCCTCAGCCCCTCGCCCCGATCAGCTGGGCCGCCTGAGCCGCCTGAGCCGCCTCAGCGCCTCAGCGCCTCAGCCCCTCGCCCCGATCAGCTGGGCCGCCTGGGCCGCCTCAGGGGCCGCCTGGGCCGCCTCAG